TCGCCCCCGCTTTCCATATCGCGTTTCACGTTGAGCGATGGTGGTGTCATAGGTTTAAAATCGCCCAAAGTGTTGTTGTCAGCATTAGTATCTGAAGAGGTGATTTGATTAAGGAGTTCATTTACACGGTTATTACGGTTAGAGTTGTAAGTCTGTTGGTCCTCAATGGTACTTGGGCTCATTTTACCGTATTTTTCAGATTCTATTGTGGTTTCTTCGTACGACTGCGGATCAGAGCGTAATTTAATCGTTTTTCGCATTGTAGATTGTCTTTTTTTAGTAGATGGATCGTCCGAGGTCCAAGCGGAAGCAGTTGTTACTAAAGAAGACATTTTCTAATTTTAATATTTATATCTAAAATAATTGGATACTTAAAATTTCAAGCGGAGAACCTGCCTAAAAAGTAGGATGATATGTAAATGGACCGTTGCGTGGCACAATTTATACCTATCATTTTAATTTTCTTATTTTTAACAATAAACCATCAATTCGTCAAGTTTAGTCAAACCACACCCGGTAAAATGGTGGCAGTTGCGCTAATAATATTTTATACAGCCATCGATAAATACATTGGCTTATTTGCCTGTGCGGTAATAATATTTTTATATCAACACCACTGCATAGAAGCTATGGATATTATGGATATCATAGAATTAGATAACGTAGAACCAGTAAATAATGAGGATGTGGACGACGGAACTTATATTTTTATGGAACAATCAACAAAAATAAAAGGGACAAAAGTGGGGGTGATAGATAAGAAAAAACTATTGTTAGTAGAACCAACATTTAGCGGGAGTGAAGACGATTTTCGTAAGCAAAATTGCGAAAGAGGGGTATTAAAATACAAAAATATGAAGGTGAAAAGCGAAATGGCGGATATTGTTTTCCCACAGATGAAATTTGAGGGTCATTTATGTAATCCCTGCAATAAAACGTGTGATATAACTGTAGCATCATCCGGATAATATCTCCACAATTTATAACTATGGCCAAAGGAAAAGGAAAAACTATGAAAGGTAACTCTTTGACCCAGTTCTTTGAATATATACATAATCACGTCCAAACCATCAATAATAGTAAAATTTTTGCAGGTATTATGATTATCACCCTTAACATTGTATCAAAATTTGCGAATTTTAAATTGAGTAAATCATTAGAAGCTTATTTTAAATATACCTTTAGTCGTCAAATACTGGTTTTTGCTATTGCTTGGATGGGTACCCGTGACATTTATATTGCTTTAATTATTATGATATTATTTGTTATTTGCACAGAATATTTGTTCCATGAAGAAAGCCAGTTCTGCATTTTATCGGAAGAATTCAAAGATCATCACGTATCATTGTTCCACAGTGAAACAGATCCAGATAAGATAACTGAAGAAGACATAAAGAAAGCCAAGGATGTATTAGAAAAGGCAAAGAGCCAAAAGATTGAGGTAAATGTTGTCAACTATTCAGGGTCCGAGCCGCAAAGCGGCTCAACCTTTGGCGCCTTTGGGCGCCCTTAGGGAACCTACGAAGCAGGGAACCTACGGTTCCTAAGAAGGCCCGTAGGGCCTTCAAGGTTGAGCCCCTTTGGGGGCTCGGACCCTGCTCCCTATAAAATGTGTTAGCATAATATAATTAGGTAATAGTTATATTATGAGTTTTGATATAGAACAATTAAAAATAAACCTGTTTACAAATATTAAAGATGAAACACTTCGCACAATTGAACTGACCAAAAGTATGTTATATCACCCTGAGATGGAAGAAATTACAGAAGTATTAAGTGAATATCCTTATTTTACTTTTGATGTGAAATACCCTCTAAACCGATTACGATATTTAACTTACAAAGAGCGCATAGAGTTTTTTTTTAACAAAGAAAAGTTTAGAGAAAGATTAGAGGCATATACTAGCAAAGAAAAAAACATTTTAAGAAAAGGGAGCCAGAGTGACGAGGATCAAGAACAATATTTTAAACAACGTGATCGTAACATCGAGAAGAACATAATGACTATGATAGAAATATTGTTCCCTACAAAATTTCCAGTAATCAACGATATCCAAACCTCTTATGAAATTATTCAAGAGAAGAGTAAATTACGGCGTATGGTACTTAACCCGGCCATTACCAAATATTATTCTTATTTGAAACTAGGCGGTGAAACATACACCTTTAAAAAACTAATATGGATGAATGATATATTGAATCACCCGAAATATCAACGATTAATTTCGGAGTATCGTAAGTTATTAGAATGGGCAGATGATGAAAAGTTTCGTCAAATGAGAACAATTGCAAGATCTTTTGAAAATATAGAAAAAAAAGTATTAGAACTGTATGATTTATTAAAAGGTTATTCATCACCAATTATAACAAGTCAACAAATTGCAGCTCCTGATAAAACTGGATTCGGACCATTATTAATAAAATTAATAAAATATTTTAAATTAGATCCTAGTGCTTTTATCAATAATTTCTGCACAGGGGATGAATGTAATGAATACGAAGAACCTATATCTCCTTCTGATAGATATTCAAAAATAAAAAATATTTTCGAAGAAATGAACGAACAATTAAAACTTGGTGGACCTAGAACAAATCTTAAAAAATTTATTAACACTTCAAAGTTGTTCTCATCAAATCAAGATACAGATCAATTCATACAGGCAGTTAAAAAATATGAACAGACTGAGAACCTGTTCACAAAAACATTTGACGAAATCACCAAAGAGTATGGACAAACCCTTCCTGCGGAATACAGAAATTTTGCCTATACGGTGCTAAGTGAATATCGAAAACCATTACGCGAATCGACCAATACAGAATTACAGGAACTTATCAATGGATCAGACAGCAAGAGTGTTGATGAATTTTTTAAATTTATGAATTATCTTTATAAAAAATATGTTTATATTGTTGGAAGAGAACAGTCGAATGAATATTACAATAAATTATTGAATATAGGTATGAATTATATTAATACAAATACCACAAGTGGAGTTCGCAGAGAAGTATATATTTATGCCGACTTTATTAAAGGTGAGGTAAACAAGGACAATGCCGGTAAAATATTCTGTCCATTTGTAGGTGACCATTTAGGTAATGAATTTGATTTCTTAGTTCGTATGACGATGTATGGTAAAACTGGTAGCAAGGATACACGTCGTTGGAATATTGACCGTAACCGAATGATTTTTGTTATTAAGGATGCTTCTAGCGAAGGTCAAGAGGGAAAACCGATGGAATTACAAGCAAAACCATTAGGTGCAAGTGCAACCGACAATTTAATGGTTCCTGCAAAAACAAATCTTGATAGGTTAGTCCCCTATTTTTTATCAGAAATAGTTGGAAAAGATAAAGAGATTGTAGATTCAATGAATCGAGCAAATCGTTATATTGGTAGTGTACAATTATACGAGCAAGAATTATTAAATTATATTAAAAAAACGGAACCAGAATTGTACGATGTAATCGAAGATTGGAATCAAGATATACAAAAACGTAATCAGAAAGTATTAGATAAAATGATTACGTTATTGGGAAAATATAAAACAGAAATTGATAAAATACAAAGTTCTCGTTTAGTTTATGAAGTAAATAAAAATCAACAGGAATTGAATAAAGCGGATTATAACATTGAAAAAATAAAAATATTTATAGCGGTTTTAAACCGTTTAATAGAATCAGAAAAGAGCAAAGTACAGGAATTTAAAGGAGGTTCTAGAAAACATTTTTCTTTGCGTAAACAACTACAACGTTATACTAGAAAACTGTTATACTAGAAAACTGTTATACTAGAAAACTGTTATACTAGAAAACTGTTATACTATAAAACTGTTATACTAGAAAACTGTTATACTAGAAAACTGTTATACTAGAAAACTGTTATACTATAAAACTGTTATACTAGAAAACTTATGACTTAGTGTTTGTAAATTTGGGTTTTCCATTTACAAACATACCAACTTCATCACCAATATCTTCGTCTTCTCCAACTGCATAGATCGTACCATTGGTTTCATCATTTGTATAGTATGTTTTTTTTCCAATAGTAATTTCGAAAACTTCTGATTCCTCTTCTTCAACTTCGACTTCCTCAATCACCATTTTTACTGCCTCCTCCACTACTTCTTCTTCAGCTTCCTCTTCCTCTTCCTCTTCTTCCTCAGTTTCTTCCTCAGTTTCTTCCTCCTCTACAACTATATCTTCCTCTTCTTCTTCCTCAGCTTCTTCCTCCTCTACAACTATATCTTCCTCTTCTTCAACTTCTTCAATCTCCATTTTTACTACATCTTTATCAGCTTCAACCTCTACTTCTTCTTCTTCCTCTTCGACTTCCTCTTCTTCCTCTGCTAAATCAATGATACTATCATCCGCCGATAATCCTCTTCGAGGATTATCTAAGGATGATCTAGGTTTTGCACCGCCTAGCGGCTTGGCAAAACCTTCAATCTGTTTGCATAAACCTTCAATAATTTCTAATCCATCGTTTTCTAAAGTCATCTTGATATTTTCTTTTTCTTCTTTGATTGATTCTGTCTTAATAATAACTTTGCGCAATGGCTCACGTTTTTTAGTTCCTTGAGGTTCTTTTTGTGCTACACTTAACGATTGTGGCTTTTTACTTTTTGTTGTATGATTATCGGAGCATTTGCATCGGAATTCAGGAAGAGAATTGATCAAATTCTTTAACGATTTATTTTCCTTTTTAAGACGCTTGTTTTTTTCTATTAATTGTTTTACAACAGATGTATTCATCATCATTTCGTAAATTTCGTTCGCAACTGTGTAATTCATCTTAGAATGGTAGTATTAGCTATAATTAATGTAAAATGTTTATATCAATTATAAAATCAATTTTTCAGGGTCAGAGTCGGACGCCGAAGGCGTCAACCTAGAATTCGCTCTGCGAATTCTTTGGCCGCTAAGCGGCTCAACCTTGGGCGCCCCTGAAGGTGGCGCCCTTAGGGAACCTACGTCTAAAAACGCGAAGCGTTTTTAACCCCTAAGTTGAGCTTCGCTCAACAAGGTTGAGAACCCATAGGGTTCTCTGACCCCTGAGACTCCCTTTTACGAGTTATAGACGAAGATGTATAGAGGTTAAAATTTTTTCCATTCCATAGGAAACATAGTACTAGTATTATTGTTAGAAGCAGCAGGTCCAAACCATAATGAAGGATAACATACAATTTTATCAGAATTATAATTAAAATAAGCTCCCCACCAACTAAAGGAACTGTTAGCAATAATATTATGATGACAATTGCTCATAATAAGCATTTGTTTCCAATCTTCGATCGTATCATCTACCTTAATAAATAATACATCGGGAAAATCTTTGGTAAGTTCTCTAATCGTAACATAAACTTCATCATTGTCTTCTTTTTCACAGAAATAAAACACGGTCATCCCCATATACCCCCCCGTACGAATAATATGCGATAAAGAATCGTGATAATATTTGTGAGGAAGTATGGGGTGATAATCTTGTTTTTGTTTGTAATCTCCTAAGCGAAAATGCATACTAATACTATTATTATTATTATTATGATCCATATATTGTGGATACAGTTCTCGAATATTACGCTTAGAATCTTCTAATTTTATCATTGAAAAAATAGTATCCTTTTCACGATCAAAGTAAAGCGGACTTTGGAAATAACCAAATAACAATATTTCCTTGTTAGGAACATTGGTAATTTCAGAATAATGATGACCTTGTTCACGGCATTGAACAAATCGATTGAAATCTTGGTTAGTATAACCGTTTTTATTGTTATACGTGGTAAATATTTTGAGAGACGATAAAAAGCTTTCCCAGTAAGTATTCCTTGCTATTCCAGTGGTTAACACTTCGGAATAAGGGAGAACCACTTTTCGTTTGAATCGTATTCCGTAAGCCAATGCAGCGAATATTTGGAACAATTGATTTCCTAGCCCACCCATTAAGTAAACTGAAACTGACATAATAATAATACTTAATATTATTATTATTCTATATTCTATTCTAATTTCTATTTTTATCATCTAATAAAATCAATCCATATTACACAAAAAGGGAGGGGTCGCAGGGTCAGAGAACCCGTAGGGTTCTCAACCTGGATCGCCCGAAGGGCGATTGAGGGGTTAAAAACGCTTCGCGTTTTTAGACGTAGGTTCCTAAGAAGGCCTCAGCAACCGAAGGTTGCAAGGTTGTAGCACCGTAGGTGCTACTGACCCATAGGGCCTTCAAGGTTGAGCCCCTTTGGGGCTCGGACCCTGCTCTGTTCTATTAGCAAGAAAAACTCATACCAAAGTTCTCTTTTATAAGAGTAGATTTTCCCGGACCCTTCTGTTTATCGGATTGTTTTTTCACTTTATAAACACCTGTCCCTGAATTTTGGTTGTTTTTTGTTCCATAAATATTGGTAATAAAGTCTTCATTATCTTCGTGTAATTCGGGTAAAATCCTTGTCATAGGTTTGTCAATAATCAATAACATATGCTCGGTTTTTAATAATTTGCGATATTCTTGTATGCTCAAGTTGCCGTAATATTTTTCTAACAAAAAATACGGACTAGGAGCAGGTTTAATATTCTTTTTAAAATTATAAATTTTACTGTAAATTTGGTTTAATAAGTGATATCGTTCAAATTTGGTAGAATCATCAATGTTCTCCTTCATTAAATAAGCAACTGCACATTCGGGGCGACAAAAAGAACCGTAACCAAACATTTCCCCACTAATTTCATATTTAGGTATATAACAAGCGTGATTATCGTATTCGTAGGTGCACCAAAAACAGGCAGATTTTTTATCAGGATTAGCATTTTTATATAAATTGATTTTCAGACGTTTTAATTTTTGATTAATATCTTTCATAGTAACTGTTGGATCCTCATCTTGATCTATATCAATATTTTGTTCTAATTTATCATTACAAGCTGAACAATATTGAACAGAATTATTAATGGGCGCAAAATCATTGTAGGCTGGTTTTACCAGTTCGTTTTCGCCGTATGTTCCATCAATATTGGTTTTTTCTTCACTGAATCCGGTTTGTTCGTTACGTATATATTCCGAAAAGGCTACGGATGATTCCGCAGTATAGGACATAATATTGGGAGGAATAATAGGATTGTATAGAAGTGGATCAGTTACGATTTTATCCATACTATTGGAATGTTTATTTAACTCCTGTAGAGAACATTTTAAATGTAAGATTATGTTGGCAACTTGTTGTGAAGATTCATTTTTTTCGGCGGTTTTTGAAAATAATTTTCCGCCTTTTGGTTTTCTACCGCGTTTTCGTAACAAATCATTGTCAGTTATATACGGTTCCGCTGCACCGTATGTTCCATAAACTCCGCTCGATTGAGCTCCATTTATGGAACTAACATCGCTGCATAGTTCAGGTGAAACATCTTGTATAGATATCGTAATGTTTGGTTTGGATTCGGTAACCTCTTCGACCACAGGTTTTGCAACTGATTTTTTCTTAGTCATTTCAATGGAGTATGATCCAATTTTTATTTAAACCCTTTTATAATATGGTTTTTCGTAAGGGAACAATATACTATGATAAAAAAACATAAATAAACCAGATATACATAATATAATCAATGAACAAACAAAATATTCCTTGGGTAGAGAAATACCGTCCTACTAATTTCGACGATATTGTTCTCGATCCTATCAATCGTAAAATATTCAAAAATATTCTTGATAAAAATTATTTTCCTAATTTGTTGTTTTATGGACCGCCTGGAACGGGTAAAACAACGACAATTATTAATATTATCAATGAATATCAAGTGCGTTATAATCAAAAAAACAAGGGGACAATTATTCATTTAAACGCATCAGATGAACGCGGTATTGATATTATTAGGAGCCAAATATATCAATTTGTAAAATCGAAAAACTTTTTCGAAGCTGGACTCAAATTTGTGATATTGGATGAAGTCGATTATATGACAAAAAATGCTCAACAAGCATTAAAGTATTTGTTACAATCGTCGTGTTATAACGTTCGTTTTTGTCTTATATGTAATTATATTAGTAAAATCGATGAATCATTGAAGAATGAATTTATATGCATTCGTTTTAATCAATTGCCCAAAAATGATATTTATAAATTTATTAAAAATATTACGAAGAATGAGAACCTGGAACTTAGTGATACAGTGATAGATAGAATTCAACAAATATACAATTCAGACATTCGTAGTATGATAAATTTTCTACAATTGAATCAAAACATAACTATATGGGAAGATAACATTGTTACGGATGAAGTATGGGAAAATATTCACGTATTTTTACAAATGAAAACTGATACCGGTGATATATGGTCAGAGCCACGTAGTGGTCAGAGAAGCGAAGCTTCTCAACTACTAAGTTCGAAGGTAGCTTTGCTACCGGAGAACTTTGGCTCAACTACTAACGACGGAGGGCGTTCCACGCCCGGTGTCGTTTGGTCTGAAAAAATAAACGAAATAAGTAATAAATTCAATTTAGATAAGAAGAGTATATTAAAAAATTATTTTAATTACATTATACGTAAGAAACCGGAAATAATTTCAGATAAATTTTTGACCATACTAGAGATGTTAATGCATTCTAATGACTCGAATATAGATCATATTTTACAATATTTTGTACTGCATATATCAGATTATATTTCATAGGAGGATGTATAAAATTGAAACAATATAAAGAATGAATACTTACTTTAAGTATATTACGTTAAATAGTTTTCATAACAATATAGAATGGCGAGTATTGACGAAGAATGGTTAAGCTATTGCAACAGTTCAACTCAACAGTTTAAGGAAGTAAAAAAAGAAATATCAACTGAAAAAAGGGAATCAGTAGATGTTTCAAAATGTGAAGAATTGTATATTTCCACAAAAACAAAGGTTCTCTTCTTAAATCAAGAAATAGATATTCATAATATCTTTTGGAACATTCCTGTTATTGACTATTGGCGTCCTATGGATGGTGTTGTTAAAAAACAAATAAAAATAGTATCTAAAACAATAGAAGAATATGAAGAATATAAAAAACGTCTAGAGAACTTGGGGTATCATAAAGAGAACATTATCAAGCAAATCGACAATACTACTAGTCGTCGCATTAAATATCGTGACGAACGAAAAATAACGGTTGGTATATCTAAAAAGGATATTATGAACTGTCGAGGAAAAGTGAAAAATGCGTTTTATAATTGTTTTGCACTTATTATGCGGTTTAAATATGACGGATTATTCCGTGAAATCCATATTAAAGTATTCAATACAGGAAAATTAGAAATTCCTGGCATATTAAACAATGGTCTGTTAGATAATGTAAAACGTATGTTATTAGCTACATTGCGTCCGCATATAGTTGAATCGTTGGATTTTTTAGAAACAGATACGGAGGAAAATGTGCTCATCAATTCCAATTTCAATTGTGGGTTTTACATTAATCGTGAAATATTTTACCATATTTTACGTAGTGAAAAATATAGAATAGAGAGTGCATATGATCCTTGTAGTTATCCAGGTGTAAAATGCAAATATTATTTTAATAATGATCTAGGTTTTGATGAAACCAAGCAGAACGGTCAAATTATATTGGAAGACCGCGGAATGAAGATGAGTGAATTAGGAGAGACGCGCAAATATACTGAAGTGTCTTTTATGGTTTTTAGAACAGGTAGCTGTTTAATCGTAGGAAATTGTACCGAGAGAGTATTAAAATTTGTTTTCGAGTTTATTAAACGAATTTTGATGGAAGAACATCCGAACATTTATGTGGAAAACAATGATCCTGTAGAAAAAAACAAGAAAACCAAGTTAAGAAAGAGAACGATCATTGTAAACGGATAAGCTATAAAGTTTCTTTATACCATTTTACAATAGACTTTACATCTTCATTATTTATTTTTTCTTGCAGAGTCATTTTATCCGTACTAAACAATAATAAAAAATCAGCTAGGTTCTCTACGGTTTTTTTCTTATTTCGTTTAGCAAGATCTAATAATATTTCATCTAAAAATAATTTCCATAATATGTTACTCCAAGATAGCCGTTGATACATTATTTCCAAACAATCTATTTTCCAAGAAATCTTTTCTATATTTTTCATATAATTTTCTAGAAAATGTTGACAAAAATCAATACGCATTTTAAATGATGATGAAGGAATTTCGTAACCGTCTTCATCGTCAGAGGATGCACTATATAAATAGGTGTCTTTCCAACATAAAAGTAAATTAACGGTTTTGGTTAATGTTAAAAATAATGTTTTAAAATCATTGTTGTTAATTAAAAAAACGTTGTTGATTCCTTTATTAGATTCAATTATATTAGAAAAAATACTTCTTCCACCCAGTTCTACCGTGGTTGTATTATTATTTTCGAACAATTCAAAAATGGTTTTTTTATAAACAAATACAATTGCATCGGCGTGGTTTACATTGTACAATAAATTGGCTTTATAAATCTGTTCCATATATTCTAAATAATACGAAAATGCCTCATTAGAATAATAATAAGCGTAAGTAATATGTTTTGTTTTTAAAAATATATACTCAAAAACACGATTAATAATCGTAATACCGGTAAATAAATGACAGTTTATATGACTATCAAAGTTAGTAATATTTCCATTATTAACATAAAAATTTTGTTCTATGTTACAAATATCTGATTCTAGGAATTTGGAAAAATATTCATTTAGAACAGTTTGGTATGTATCTACAATTGTCTGTTTCTCTAAACGGCTCGTCATTTTTTCAATAGTTCCTTATACTTTAGCAGTTTTTTTAATTATACATAAAAACGTTATTCGGCAGAAGGATTTAAAGTAAAATCTAACATATATTTTATATTTCATTAATAATGAATCCACCAAATGCCAATATGCCACCTCCTGCGCCAGCATCTGCACAATCTGCCGATTCGACTGTTTATGGAAATAAACGGGCGCCTACTGCTGAGGTTACTACCGATTCGACTGTTTATGGAAATAAACGGGCGCCTACTGCTGAGGTTACTACCCCTAATGGATACCGTCTACCTGAGAATAATACGCTCCAACACGCAGCAAAATTGGGTATTGTTGAAGATAAACCTATTATGTTGGACTACTGGACCCAATCTTTAGACAAAACAGTGTTGATTGGTGTTCGCGAGGATAACCAAGAGAAATTGTTGGTGAAGAGTGAGGAAGAATATACGAGTCCTATCTCTAAAATTTACAAAGTAGGAAAGGAGTATATTATCATTACGGAGAACTCGATCTATATTGTGGATGTGGAAATTCCTTCTAAGAAAATTAGCGCTTAAGAGAACCAATG